CGGGATTGATGAAGATGACTGTATTAATCTTGATATTATTGATGATGATGATAATATTTTTCAAGTTGTTAATACATCTGGTGAAGACGACCTAAAAACTAATCAACAAATTGAATTAACTGAATTACCTATTAAAAAAGAGAATATTGTTATTAATATCAGAGATGAAATTGATATTAATACTACTGATGACCTTACTGGAAGTAATATCTAAAATTGAATTTTCTTTTTTTTGATTAAATGAGTCTCATCCTAGTTGTTGGTGTTACTAAATGGATATTAATGGGAATTGCAACAATGTCCATTTACAAAAAGAAAAAAAGCAAAAGAAAGAAAATTAGAAGAAAGTTTATTTCCTAATTAATTTTATTGATTTTAGAGTTTCTTCTACATCTTCATTTCTAATAAATTTTGATAATCTATTTATTTCTTTTTTTGTAACATAAGTACTTAATTCATTTAATCTATATTTTGTTGGATAATTTATTTCTTCCCAAAGTTCTTTATTTGGATTACCTATCCATTGACCTATATTTAATCCTAATTGTACTACTTTACGTATCGTACAATCATCTTTTATTGGAAGTCTTACTTGTTGTATAAGGAAATGATTTGGTTCAAGAATTTCTTTTACATCATAACCATTAATTATATATTCTGGATAATTCATTATTTTCTTTGTTAAAGTTTTATTTATTTTTTTATATTTCCCTACTTCTTTATCGTATTTCTTTAAACTTTTTTTTATCGGTTGCCAAAAATTTAAACCATCAAAATTTTCACCATACTTTTGTCTACCTTCGGTTGATTTATCTCTTACCGCATTAAATAATGTTTCTAAATTTGAAGTCATTTATATAATATATTATAATATTTTCCAGTCCTTTATTAATTATAATTAAGATGTGTGTAAATTTACAAAACGAATACAATCACCTGCTAAACCTATGCTATTATAATAAATAAAATCAAATTCAATATAATCTTCAAAATATCCACGATAAACCTTTTGATCATTAATTAAAATATTAGTTTCTTCAATCGTACAACTATTTATAAAAGGTTTTTCAATAAAATTTAATACATCATAATAAAGGGTTTTTGAGTGACTTGTATTCATAATAAAATCAACCTCATTTAAATATGGAAATTTAAAAAAAGTTGATGGAAGTAAAATTGAATGAAGAATATCTTGTCTTAAAGAAAAAACATTCCCTTCATTAACTTCATCTACCCACGAACCATCCATGATTTCCAAAAAATAAAGGTGTTTTAAATTTTTTAGAAACTCAAATCTTTCCATTTCTCTTTTGTAATCTAGGATAATGGAACTAACTCCATTCTCATAGAATGTATTTGTTAAAATTTTGCTTAAACTCATGGTTTAAGTATGTCTATGGTATAATGTATAATTGAATAATGGATAAATTCTTCAATTTTAATTTTTATTCCGATTCATCATCACTTGATGATGGGGTTCCTGGACCATAATGAAATAATTCTGCTCTTTCTCTGATTTCATTCTTTGTTTCCCGTGTTAAAGAAATTAATTCTTTAGAAAACCAATCCGCAAAACCACCTCCATACCGACGATGAACACATGAAAAAATTACCAAATATTTTTTTAATTCTTCATCACGAAATTCTTCCAATTTATTTTGAAATTGACGTCTATCAATCTTCCGATGAAGAGCCATTATAATTTTAATTGAAAGCGGTCTAATTCTTATATATCTACTTTTATTTGTATCAGTATTATATACAAATTTTACAAGACCTCTAGTTTTCATCCAAGAAATATTTATACCCAATTCATAGGCATCATTTATTAATTTTTGCTGAATTTCTGGCCTTTGAAAATATTCTGTAGCCATTTTAATTCGTTTATGTTTTTTATTATCACATTAATTCTTCAATTTTAATTTACTTGTTCTTCTATATATTTAGAAATCTTCTCACCGACTTCTTTACATATTAATTTACTATGTGTATAACCATGCACTTCTTCATAATCTAAATTTCCAAATTTTGCTATATCATCTTTTGTAAAAGTTATTATTTCATCACTTGATGAATAAATTAAATATTTTGGAGTTTTTATATCTGTAAAATCATATGTTTCCCAAGGCATATTTCTTATCGAACATAATAAACTTGAATAATACGCTTTTAAATTACAATGATACTTTCTTACGTTTATTTCACTTTTTATTGTTTTTCCAGAACATTGTTTATAATGTCGCTTTAATAAAATATATCCAGCTAAACCTACGAAAATTTCACCTACTGGATAGAAACTACCCCAACGAACAGCAAATGGAACATCCACATTAATACCTGCTGGAGCTATTAAAATTAAACTTTTTACTAAATGTGGAAAAATTTTACAATATTCACTTGCTATTATTCCACCCATTGAATACCCAATTATATGAACTGGCACTTTTACTTGTAAAGCAAATAACCCTTGCGAAATCATTGATGTAAAAACTTCCGGACAATTCGTAAATTCTGTTCCATCCGAACATCCCCTTCCATAACAATCAAAACAAATTATACTATATCCATTTTTTAATAAAACATTTCCTATTTTTGTCATACTTTCCGATGAACCACTAAAACCATGGATTAAAATTACTAATCCTTTAGTTTTTTTATGTTTTGGACTACGGGCTATATACGCTACTGTACCAAATGATGTTGTTAAATATCGTTTATTTTTATTTACACGAATTAAATTACGATATCTTCTTTTTGTAAATTTTCTTAATTTCCATAAAACATAGATTAAAATACAAAAAGAGATTTGTCTTCGATAATATAATAAATTCTTCAATCTGAGCCTTTTTACTAAATTTTTTACAGATTTTTTTAAGTCCATTTATTTATATATATAATTAAAACCTTTTTTTTAATTTAAAATACCACTATTTTAAACCAGTCCCAAATTAAATCAATTTTTATAAATTAAATCATTGTTTATTCTACAATTTTACAAATATTTAGTTTGAATTTTGTGATAACGTCCTCGTGTCATAAGCATCAACTTTACCACGGCTTGGTCATCATCCAAGTGTTTCACTTCAGCACATTTTTCGCACGTTTCACATACGTAAACTTCTGTTTTACCAGAACTTACTGTATTTGAAGTACGAATGTTACAGCCAACACACGGAAATATCCATCCTCGCATAGGAAGATCACTTTTAAAAGCTACAATCTTTTTTACCATTTTCACTTATATTATTATCAATAAGATTCGTTATGATATGATATATATATATCTATTATCAATCGATTTTAATTTATATTAAAATTGAATTTATATTACTATAATCATCAAATCAATAAGTATTATTGAGAAAATTTATGAGTGATATTTCAAGAATTCAATTCGCAAAGGATACTATTCAATTTATATTGAATGAATCTTATTGCAGATTGAATAATTTTTTTCCTTGTACAACGGAAGACAAACAGATACCATTGTATACGGAATCTGTTGAACAACTTTTACAACTTATTGAAATAAATAATAATAATCAGTTGATTAAACCAATCAGTGTTACAACTAGCAGTGGTGCTGTCTTAATCTTGATTTTTAAAAATTTTGTTATTAAAATTTTTAATTCTCATAGAACATGGTCAAAAGTTTCCACTATTTTAAATCAATTGAAACACTCTGATTATATTGTTAAAATCACTCATTCTATTTCACAAAATAATCTACACGCAATCTCTACAGAAAGACTTATTCCTATCGTTGAACATAATAGTTACGGTAATCATCATTTAATATATAAATTTAATCATCAACTTGTATTACAACTTTTTCGTAATATATCTTGTGCTCTACGTTCAATTCATTCAATTGGATATCAGCAAGGTGATTGTACTTGGGATAATATTGGAATGATTGGAAATCGATTTGTACTATTCGACTTTAATTGTGCTCAACAACTTAGGCCGTATAGAACTAGTTCTGATGTACCACAATTGATTAAGTCTGGTCTATACAACTTACGATATAACAATTATGATGATACAGAACAAGTCACTATTGATTTTTTACTCAAATTGAAAAATCTCAATCTTACTGATGGATTTCAACTTTATAATAAAGTAATGTCTAAGTAAAGTAAAGTAAAGTAATTTAATTTACTATTTATTTCCAGTCCTTATTTTGATCCAAATTAGTTATTAATTAAAAATATTTTCTGTGATAGATTATATAGATTAATATCAAATGATCATTGGATTACTCGACAAATATTCTATTAAAAATAGACCTATTTTCTTTACTCTTGTCTTTTCAATCATTATTTTTTTCGCATTAGCATACATGGCATGTGATTGGTTTGAACATAATGATAAAGATAATAATACTTCTATGTTCGCATATAATGCTGTTAAGAATGATACAATCGGTAGAAAAATTATTAATAAAATTTATGTTTCTATTTCTACATTAACTACTCTTGGATATGGTGATATGTACCCAAGACATCCTATTTCCCAAACACTTGTCGCAATACAAACTTTTATTACATTTATGCTTATTTCTGATTTAGCAATCAATTAAGTACTTGAATATAATGTATTATATAATACGGTTAAATTCAAATGCGGAGTATTGTTAACAAAATACAAAAATTATCTATTTCCTCTAATATGAATCCACAAGTTGGATCTATGGTTCAAACACCATATGGGATTGGTAAAGTTATTGCTATTAGAGGAAATAATTCTCCTCCAGGTATAGTAGTTCAATTAGAGTATGGCACTGCTTATATTAACATTAATGACATTAAATTATGTAATTAAAATTGATTTTTTTTTTATATTCAATAAAAAAAATCTTGGTTTCATGGATATGGGAATTGCAATCAGTAAAATAATTTGTCATAATGGACAAAACTGGAAAGTTGGAGATGCCGTTGAAACAAAATATGGTATTGGTAAGATTATTCATATTAGAAATAATCATAAAGTACCATATGTTGTTGTATTATCATATGGATTAGGATATTTTGGTTATGGTGAAATTGAACCATATGTATTCCCGAATCAAAATTAAAATCGATTATATTAAGATAGAATAAACAATATTTGAAAAATGAAAGCTATTAATACTAATATTTCTGGTTCAGATTTTAACAAGATTAATAATTCTTTACTTAAAGAACTTAATAACCTTGTTTATCAATATACAACTGATTACACATTTCAACATTTTGATGAAATGATTGCTAAGTTGCAAGATAAAATTGAATGGGGGTTTATTTATCCTCATGTTAAACGACAAAAAGATAAAATCGCAATTATCCATTATGGTGATGATGAAACTACACGAATTGCTATTCACAAAACATTTGATTATAATGAAATTTATGAAGATGATGTATTTTTTGAACAAGTGCTTACTTCATTTCGTAAATATTATTTGTGGTTGAAGGAAACTCCTGATGAGGAAAAACAAACCCTTCGATCGTATAAATTCTATTTACATCGAACAGCACGTCACGTTCATTCACCTTTAATGGATAAAGCGGCTCAAAAATATTTGGAAAGCCACGAAGCATGCCATT